GCAGCCTGTGTGCTGGCATCGCCCTTAAGCTGCTGATGGAGAACGAGCCCGGCTGTGAAGTGTATTCCTGTGCAGCCTCACGCGATCAGGCCCGGCTCGTCTTTGACATGGCCCGAGTCTACGTCGAGCAGTCGCCGGTGCTGCGTCAGCATCTGAAGGTCTACCGCAACGCCATCGTGCGAGAGGCGACGCACGGAACGTACAAGGCACTTTCCGCCGAGGCTGGAATCCAGCACGGGCTCTCGGCTCACGGCGTGATTTTCGATGAGCTACATGTAAGCAACCGCGAAATGTGGGAAGTGATGCTTAGCAGCCAAGGTGCTCGGCGTCAGCCGCTCACGGTGGCGCTCACTACGGCAGGCTTTGACCGCAAAAGCGTCTGCTGGGAAATCTGGAAATACGCCGAAGCGGTGGCCGCCGGCACCGTGAAAGACGAGACGTTCCTGCCGGCAATCTACTGTGCTGATCCTGCGGCCGATTGGAAGGACGAGAGAACGTGGGCTGCTGCCAATCCGAATCTCGGCGTCTCGGTGCGTCTTGACTTCCTGCGGAGTGAATGTGCTCGAGCGGTTGAGATGCCGACGTACGAGAACACTTTCCGGCAGCTGTATCTGAACCAGTGGACAGAACAGAGCACCAGGTGGCTGCGCATGGATCACTGGGCTCAAGGCGGTAAGCCGTGCCCGGTGGATCTCGCGGGCCGCGAGTGCTGGGCCGGGCTGGACTTGGCCACGACGTTCGACACCACAGCCCTGGTGCTGCTGTTCCCGCTAGATGATGGCACGTTCTGGATTGAGCCACACTTCTGGATACCGAGCGACAACGCTCACCAGCGAGAGCGACGCGACAAAGTGCCATACCTGACGTGGCACAGGCAGGGGCACCTGCACATGACAAATGGCAACGTGACCGACTTCGACCAAGTGCGTTCGGACATCAACGCCATTGCCGGCAAATACAAGGTGTGCGGCATCGGCCTAGACCCGTGGAACTCCGCACAGCTCGGCCAGCAACTGCAAGGTGACGGACTCCCCATGTCAGACTTTCGGCAGGGCTACGGCTCTTTGTCGGCACCTAGCAAGCAGCTGGAGAACCTTGTTGTGAGCGGAAAGGTGCTGCATGGTGGGCACCCAGTGCTGTCGTGGCAGGCTTCCAACGTGGCCATTCAGCAGGATTCCGCAGCCGGAAACATTAAGCCGAGCAAGGCCAAGAGCACAGAACGCATAGACGGCATCGTGTCGCTGGTCATGGCCATCGGGCTGTGGCAAACGGCAACCGCAGCCACGCCGGAACAGTCCTGGGACATCGTGACTCTATGAGCGAAAACGCCGCCGCCGACTTCAAGATGTTCGACCTGCGTGGCATTGACTGGCCCGAGGTGAGTTCCAGCCGCACGCCTTCCGGCATCCGCGTCAACGCTGACAACTCCATGGCGTGCTCGGCCTACACGGCCTGCATCCGGGTTATCAGTGACGCCGTAAGCTCGCTGCCGCTGCACCTGTACGAAAAGCTGGCCAACGGCGGCAAGCGGAAGGTGACAGAGAACCCGCTGTACCGTCTGCTGCACACACAGCCCAACCCGTGGCAGACGGCCCAAGAGTTTCGCGATTGGATGACCGGCCTCTACCTGCACTACGGGGCCAGCTACGCCGAGATCCGTGGCGGCGACCGTGGCCCGGTGTCGGAGCTGTGGCCGCTGCACTCCAGCCGGATGGAAGTTGAGCGGCTCGAGGACGGGACGCTCCGCTACAAGTACCGGGAGCCCGACAGCAACCGGCAGACCATCTACCGCCAGGACCAAATCTTCGCCCTGCGGTTCACGACCGAAGACGGGTTCACGCCCGTGCCGACGTACAAGACGTTCGCCAATGCCATCGGCCTGGCCCAAGCGTTGGAGACGCACGGCAGCACGTACTTCGGCAACGGAGCCCGGCCGGGCATCGTGCTGGAGTCGGATAACCCGATCCCCATTGAGGCGGCCGAGCGGCTGCGTGAGCAGTGGGAGCGGATGCACCGTGGCGCTGACCGGGCCTTTCGTACGGCCATCCTGCCCAACGGCGTAAAGGCCCACGAGCTTACGGGCAGCAACGAGGCGGCCCAGTACCTCGAGACGCGGCAATATCAGGTCATTGAGATTTGCCGGGCGTTTCGCGTTCCTCCACACATGATCCAGAGCCTGGAACGCAGTACATACAGCAACATTGAGGTGCAGGGCACGGAGTTTGTGCAGCACTGCCTGCTGCCGCACCTGAAGCGGTGGGAAGCCGCCATCAGCCGCGACCTGATTGGGGATGACGAGCGGTACTTCGCGGAGCACAGCGTGTCGGGCCTGCTGCGTGGTGACCACGCCAGCCGCTCGGCCTACTACGTCTCGGCCCTGCAGAACGGGTGGATGACCGTCAACGAGGTGCGAGAGCTGGAGAACCTCAACCCGATTGGACCCGAGGGCGACCAGCACTTCGTGCCGCTAAACATGACGCAGCTCGACACGCCCGAAGATGCCTCGCCTTCCGAAAGCGTGGACGACCAAGACGCCGACATGCCAGAAGAGCAAGCGACCGACCCCGCCGGTGATGTTGCCCCTGTGGCCGACCTGCAACAGCAGGCGCTGAACGGTGCGCAGGTTTCTTCACTGCTGGAAATCCTGGCGAACCTGTCCTCCGGTCTGCTTACCACAGATGGCGCAAAGGCGTTGATCTCTGGTGCGTTCCCGACCATTCCGGCGGAAACCGTCAACAGCATCATTGCGGGCGTCAACGAAGGCGTCCAGCCAATCGAATCGCAACCCGTAGGAGACAGCGGCAATGGACCTTGAGCGACGGTGTCTGGACTTTGACGAGGTGCCCGAGGCCGAGCTGACCATTGAGAAGCGGTCCGATGGCCGCGAGGTCATCACCGGCTATGCCGCCGTCTACAACCAGTTCAGCCTGCCGCTACGGGAAGGCGGCTCGGCGTTCCGCGAGATCATTCGCCCCGGTGCGTTTGATAAAGTTCTGCGTCGCGCCCGTGGTAAGCAGGACGTGGTGGCGCTGCTCAACCACGACAGCAACCTCATCCTGGGCCGCACGTCCTCTGGCACGCTTGAGCTGTCGAGCGACGACAAGGGGCTGCGGTACACCGTGACGCCGCCCGATACCCAGGTGGGTCGGGACACTCTCAGCCTCATTCGTCGTCGGGATTTGCGGGGCAGCTCGTTCGCGTTCGCGGTGGACGAGAGCAAGGGGGCCAACTGGTCGAGCGACGACCAGGGGGCCATTAGGGAGATCCGCGAGGTGAGCCTGTTGGCCGACGTGTCGGTCGTGCTGACCCCGGCCTATCCGGCCAGCAGCGTGGCCGTGGCTCAGCGGTCGTACGAGGCGTGGCTTGCCAGCCAGGAGACAACGGAGGAGCCGGCGGCCCCGCTTGCCGAGCGTTCGGCCCTGCGGGGCGTCGCCCAGGCGTGGGCCGCTCTCCTGCGACTCAAGAACGTATGAGCGAACAACCACGCTGCACGTGCGGTGAACGGCTCCGCACCCGGTCCAGCCGTCCCGTTGGGGACGAGCGGCAGCGGTACATGCGATGCCCGCGGTGCGGGGCGCGTGCGGTGGCGTTTGTGAAAACAACACATTCCGAAGTGCGTTACTGCAAGGCACCCCAGGTGCGTTCCTAGGTTGAACCCAGACGGCAATCACGCCTCTGGAGACAACGCTCATGGATCGCCTTTCCGCCCTTCGTTCCGAAGCCGCCGACGTTGCCGAGCGCATCGAGACGCTTTCGGCCCTCGAGTCCGACAACAAGTCGGACATCGACGCCCGCAACCTCGAGCTGTCGGGCCTGACCGACAAGGCCAAGGATCTGGCCGGCAAGATCGAGTTTGAGCAGAAGGTGGCCGACTCGGCCCTGGCCCTGCGGGCGGTCGCCGACCGCTGCAAGCCGGCCCCCGAGGTCGTGCGTGACGATGCGGCCCGCATTGAGCCCGTGTCCTACCGTGGCCGCCTGAAGGCGTTCAGCAACGACGAACAGGGCCGGCGTGACGCCTACTCGTTCGGCAAGTGGCTGCAGGGCTACGTGCACGGCGATGCCGATGCCAAGCGGTGGTGCCACGACCACGGCGTTGAGAGCCG